AATTCCATTATCTGATGCAGCTGAAGGGGGAGCTTTTGTTTTAACCATTGTACCATATCTATATCCTGCTCTACCACCGTCCGCGTAACCATATGTATCTAACATATATTAATATCATCTTCATCATAGTTAGCATTTTTAAATATATTAAAGATAGCTGTTCTTCGATCACCTTTGTTTTGCATTCCTTGTGAAAGTAAACTTGCATTGTAATCATCTATTGCTTGTTGATTTAATTCTGCTTGTTTAATACCAGTGTCAATTCCAGCTTGAGCTCCCATAGTTAAGTAAGGACTATCTGCTGCTTTACCCGCAAGTTTGGATGAAGCAAGTTGTGCTTGTTGTTTAAAAAAACCTTTATCTCCCATTGATAATTTTGCAGCTTCTCCTGATTTAGAAAATTGTCCTAATGCGTCTGGAGCTGCGGCTAATGCAGCTGTAATACCAATATCTTTTAAATCTGCTTCATCATCTGTAGCAAATTTAGTACCACCAGCAAGAAGAGCTTTTGTTATTGCAGGGTTAGAAAATATACCAGTTGTAGCAAAACTAGCTGGACCCATTGCTGCTGCAATGTAAGGTATGAAAGGACGTATTTCCTTTGGTATAAGTTTTTTAACAAATTTTCTTGCTTTTTTAAACGGATTGAATCCCATAATTTATATCTCTATTGTATTGTTGAAATGCAAGATAGCAACTCTTGAATGTAAGCTGGTATCCTTCATTTTACTTGTTTTTTACTCCTTCGTCAATCTAGAATATATTACTACCTGCTCCTAAATTTATCTCTTCTACGGTCAATTTAACGTCTCTTCTTATGTGTTCTGCTTTAGTATCTGTATCAGTATTTTGTACATCTGCTAATGCTTCTGCATCGGACATATACTCTTTACCTGTTTCTGTGTTAGTTAAAGTCACTTCACATTTAGGTGTAATTACTGGTACTTTTTTACCATTTATTATCTCATATCTAACTGAAGCTTCTGTCTCTACAAATGATAAACTAACGGTTACATCTGGTCCAGTAATATCTGATAACATCTTTAATATATCATTCTCTTGTAGCACTAATATATTAACAACAAATTCGTCAGTAGCATCTGCTGCTATAGTTTTTTTACCATAAAAATAATCTACACCACCTGAATTAATTTTAATTGTAACAGCAGCACTCCCAGCACCTTCATTGTAAATATGAAGAGATTTTATTAAAGATCTGGTATTACTAGGTACTGTATAAACATCTTTTTGAGTACCAGATATTAAATCGTCATTTACTTTTTTATATATATTAGCCATTAAACCAAGTAAACCTCTCTGAATCTTCTTTAAGTTGTGTTAAAAATGTAGAATTTAATTGTTCAATAATAGAAGTTAAAGATCTATTAATTTGTCTTTGGTTATCTTCACTATATTCTTTTTTAGGTTCTGGTAATCTTACTACTACTCTAGTCATTATCTTCTCCCATCTGCTTGAACATCTGCTCTAAACGTACCAAATCTCCAAGACTCACCTGAACTTGTATTTTCTATTTTAATACTAGCATATCTCCCTCTGGCCCTGGTGTCTACCTTTGTTGTAGATGAAGTAATAGTAAAAGGACTTAAAGTTGTTCCAACAGCTAGTGTTTGTGGGTAGTCAGTTACTAATACTGTCACACTAATAGAACCTGCTACTGCTTTAAAATCTGGTAAAAATCGTCTCATAGCCATCATAAATTCTCCACTGCCTTCTTGCGTGTTAAGTGCAAAATCATACGATTGTATAAATGATGTAAGAGTTGTAATAGTTCCATCAGGGTTAACTTGATCTGTCCCTGTTTCATGTTCAAAATAAACTGTTTGACCAAGTCCTGTACTTCCTTGAATGACAGGAAAACTACCCGTGTTACTGCTATTAAAAGCAGTTGCATAAGGTCTAGGGTAGATTAAAGAATCTAACCATGTTGTTCTAATAGAGTTAGTGTTAGTTCCTGTATACCAGTTACCCATAGGGATATCTTTTCCTTCACCATAATTATGAACTACATACTTGTCATTAAAAGTAGATCCTTGGGTTGGATAATACCAAACAACTTCTGTGTATAAATTATTGATACCCGCATAAACTTGTTGTCCTTTTGTTGTATCAAAATTGTCATAAACAAAATCTTCTACTGAACAAGATAAAGTATTAACTGTTCCATCAAATGCAAAGAAACCATTACTACCCATCCAATAGGCAACACCATCAATTTCAATGGCTGCATTCTTACCAATTAGTCCACAGTTAGTTCCAACTTGCTCAAATCCAAAAGTAAAAGGAGCTCCAACAAATTTCATTGTATATAATGCGTTATCAGTCCACACTAGAATATTTTCTTTTGCAACAATAGAACCTACAATTTTAGTTCCATCTTGTAGTCTTTGAGAACCTGCTGTGTTAGTTGCTTCAATAGTATATTTGTTTAAAGCTTCTTGATCCGAGAATCTTATAAAAAGATTATCTTGTGTAGTTGGATCTCCTATAGTTGTCTCTGTTCCAAAATGAATTAAGTGTCTAGTTGTTGGAGATATTAAAGCAAGTCTAGATGCTGTTGGATTACCTACAGCTGCTCCATCACTATTGGTTCCAATTAAAGTAGCAAAAGGAGAGTTAGCTCCTGTTAAACTTCCATCGGTACTTGGTGTTGAAGTAGATGCGTGAGTCGTTAATCTAGCTGCAATTCCAGAGTTCCAAGTAAATGTTTTACCGTTAGCAATAGTTGCAACTAACACTTCTCCAAAATTACTTAATGACCAAAGACCTGGTTCTAGGGTAACCGTTGATGCTTCTACTGCTTCTCCCCATCCTGTAAAATCGGTTGCATTTGTAACTGTTGCACCATTACTGTGAGCTTGACCATTTGATGTACCAGTTGTAGCGGTTCCGTTTGCACCTCTAGTAATACCTCTTAATTCATTTCCAACAATAGAAGCATAAGTTATTAATTCATTAGCTATAGCAACAGTTCCTGAAGATGGAAATCCAGTTGTAGATGTTAAAACTATTGCTGTACCAGATCCACCTGTACCAGCGGTATCTGCAAGCAAAGCTCCATTTAAAGTATTTTGCAAAGCACCTGTAACAATTCCACCATAATTTCCAACACCATAACCATAACCATATGTTTGTGCTGCAGGACCAACTATTTCATAAGGGTTAACAGTTCCAGAAGCACTTCCAGGAACAGTAGCTCCTGCATTTGTTTCTTGTTGAGTTAAAGTTAAAATAAATGTTGTCGGTGTAGGTACACTTTGTACTTGATATAAAAAATTATTATAACCTGCAGCTGTTGTAGTAGAGTTAGTAGCAGGAGTTACACTTGTTAAAGTTAACATATCTCCTACAGATAGTTTGTGATTAGCAGTAGTTGTAAAAGTTGCGTTTTTATTACTGTTATTAGTTACAATAGAATTAATAGTAAATGTAGTTAAAGTTCCAGCGTTGTTGCTTTTAAAAGGAGTAATATCATGAAGTTGTCCTTCAAAATATAAAAGTAAAAATTTATCAGTACCTATGGCAACATATCTATTACCATCTAAATCTACAAAAGCGTGTTGTTGTCTAGCTACACCACAAATAGTTTCAGTTAATAAAGATTGCCAACCTCCTACTTTTTCAGGAAGTCCATATCTAAATCTAGTGTTATCAGAATCAATCCATCTATTAACCGCACCAACTGGAGTTGTCTGCTTGTCTACTCCTGGACTAAATTGTAATTCAAAAAGAGCCATAAGTTAGCCCCTATTGATTTGTTGATTTATACAGCCAGCCTTTTGTGGCATTAGCATATATTAATGTTACACATTGATTATTAGTTGCAAGAGTATCGTTAGCAGCGGCACCTTCTATTGGTTGACCATTTCTATCTATAATACAATTGTTTGTTGCAAAACCATTTGATGCTGAACCATCCATAATTGTTACTTCATCACCAACTGCAGGTGATGCAGGTAGTGTAATTGTTACTGGGTTAGCAACTGTATCTACTACAATTTGATCACCAGCTACTGCTGTGTATGTAGTTTTACTTGCTGCAGTTACAGAAGTTATTCCTTTTTGTAACATACCTAATGTTGTTGCTGGTACACTGCCTCTAGAATAAACTAAAGCTGTTGCACCTTCTGGAAGAGGAACTTGAGTTCCTGCGCTTTGACCAGTTGTAAGTAA